CGAAACATTCACCATCACGCAGCGCAGTGCGAAGCACCAAACGCTCAAGCTCTGGACGGGTGTAGCGCCCTGTTACATCAGGCTTAAGACTCCAGGCAGCAAAGCGACGCGCCAGTTCTTCGGCAAAGTCGCCGAGTATATTGCCCGCCATGTCTTTTGGCTGCGGCTCCACCACAATGCCATTGGCGCCGACCACCCTCTCTTCCAGCCGGTCGAGAATGCCGATACTGAGATCGTGGTTTTCATCCAGCCAGCGAGCTTGCTCTCGCAAGTTTTTGCCGGCGGCGAATACAGCCTGGTTTGCACCTCGGCCTTCACGCTTGCCCTTATGAGTGCGGCTTGGGCTGGCGGCTTCATACGCCCTGATATTCTGGTATTGCACTGCGGCAACTGCACGGTTTCGCGCCCATGCGGGCGAGACTGTGGCAATGATGTCATTGAGCCAACTCATGAATGCCCTCGGGTTTGTGTTGATTTAATTGAAAGTGGCCAGGCTGGCACCACCACGTTGGCGCCCTATGGATGCCAACCGCCGTTCCCATTCCTGACGGCCTTTGCGAATGGACTCCAGATCTTCCATTGCCATCTGCTTGCCGTTGATAGTGGTGGACTTGCCGGCCAACACATCAATTTCAGCCTGCAGATAAACGGCAATCATTTTCTCGATTTGCTCTTTGTTCACAGCCAGCCTCCGCCGGACGTTTTCAGCCAGCCATTGCTCTCGCTGGATTTTGGTTTTTGGGGTTTGGGTTTTGGTTGAGTATGCTCAGGTTCACTTTCCTGGCTGGCAGCCTGAAGGCTTAGTTTTTCGAGATCTATGCCGAAACGCTCAATGGCGATATAGAGCGCGGCCAGGGCGTAAACGAAGCAGTCCAGCGCTTCATTACGGCGATTCCCGTTGTCCCAGCGATAAACTATCTTGCCGTCCCTACGCTGAGGGATCTTGCGTTCTGATGTCAGTTGCTGCAGCTCGGTTTCATCGCAGATACTGTCATCCATTGGTAGGTGGATGGCATTTGCCTTCGGAACAGATGGATCAGGCTGGATTAACAAGTGAGACATCAGCTGTTCTTTGGCACCATCGGTACCAATTTCAGTTAGGTAAACTCCTTTGCGATTTCGCTTGCGAGGGAAATTGGCAATAGGCTTGCCATAGGTTTTTGCACCAAAGATAGGGATAACCCTTTGGATACCCATACGCTTTGACATTGAGACAACTGTATCGTGGTAGTGACCACCGGTATCCCAACAAATAATCCCGATGTTCAGAATGATTCCATCGGCACGGGTATAAGTTCTATTTAACCTATCTTCAACCCTGCCCAGTAGTTCATTGTCATCAGGACGGCCGTGAAGAATGAATCGATCAATCAACCACTTTTCTTTGTTGGCTCCCCAGCCCCAAATTCTGCCTTCATAGCGATTGTCTTGAGTATCAACACCTGCTGTGAGATAAACGACACGCTGCGGCATCTTGCCATCCGGATACATTTCCCGGCGGCGAAGAAGATCTTCCCATTCCAGCTTTTCGCCGGTGTCATCATCCCAGGGTTGGCCGAGCTTGGTATTGACGAATGTTTGCAGCTTTTCTTTGTCGTCCTTGGCCTTGTAGAAGTCGGTCACCAACTTTCGCCAACTTGAAAGGGGGTTGTAGGCCGACCAAATGTAGATAGCTACGTTTTCAGGGGTGGCTATCTCGCGGCCTTCGCTGTCGAAGAACGCCAGAAAATCTCTGGTCCAGATGCCTGTTTTCTCACAAATCCACCTCGCAGATGGGTTCTCCTGCATGGCCGTGAGGCATTTGTTTTCGATTAAGCAGGAGCAGTGTTCACACAGGTAACAGGCGGTTTTGGGGTCGTCCCCATGCCACTTGATACCAAAGGGCTCGTCTTTGCCACCCCACTTAAGCCGCTGTAACTCACCGCAGTGAGGACACGGCAAATAGAAATGAAAATGGTGAGGGCTTTCGCTGCAGGCCTTCTCCATTTGACAGCGGCCAAGGATCTTTGGCGTTGAACCACGGATAGACTTGGGGAACACCGACAGCTCAACTCGAGTATCACCAAGCCCGGTAGCGTTGCCTTCATGCTCAATGGATTCATCGAAGCCGGCCAACTCATCGTAAATCACATCATCGGTTGATATTTCACGATAGTTGGCAGCAGCCGTGCCACCTCGAACCATCAAGGTTTTGCCGTTGGAAAACATCTTATCTTCCAACGTGCTGTCTTTATGCTTTTTCCCCAGCCATGGCGCAAGAGCGCGCCATACTGGAATGTCCCGGATAGCCGTTTCAACGTGCTTCTTCATAAAGCTGACGGCTTGCTTATCGCGGGGCTGATAGATAAGCACATTGCGCTTTTTGTGCTCTATCTTATAGCTGGCATTGGCCATCAGCATTTTGGTGTAGCCAACCCGCGCCGACTTCATCACATTCAGAGTGGTGATCAGGTCGTTACCCATGGCATTGAGAATGCCAACCTGGAACGGCAGACTCTTCCACTTACCCTCTGAGTAACTGGACTCAGACGACATATAAAAATGCTCATCGGCGTACTCAGCGCATGTCATCCTTGGCGGGCGCCACATGGCTTTGAGTCCAGCAGTAACCGCAGCTTTCAGATTGTTAATCTGTGCTGCGGAGATATTCATCCAGATAATCCTCTATACGTTCCCCGATGCCTGACGCGATATTGCCCGCCTTGATGATTTCGGCGCGCATGGTTTCCAGTTGGTGTTCGTCGGTGTCGGGGTGTTGCCTTTTGACAGTGAGCGGTGCCTGGTCGAGGATTGGACCAATTTGCACCGCTATTTTGTTAAGAAGGAAAGTGGCGAAACCAACCTCTACCACTAACTTTCGGTCCTTATCGTTCTTGAGTTCTTGCCCATCCGCCTGAGCTTTTGTCAGACGCCAGCGCTCAAAGTCGAGGTTTGGCTTTTCGGGATCATCCTCTGGTACTGATGCAGCAAACTTTCGCTCGGCATGGCCTACCCTGTTGGCCACTACATCGGCCACGGAATATAAACTCTGACGGCCGTGCTTTTTGGTAACAGGAACTCCCCACTTATCGAACGCCGTGGTACTTATGCCCAGACTCTTGCACAGATCGGTTTTGTTCAGAAGAACGGCAGCGTCCTCCTGAGGTTTTATTCTGGCCATTAACTGCCATCCAGTTTTTCCAGTTGTGCATTGAGCAGCTTTGTTTCCAAAGAGTGGCGCTCCGCATCCCGGCGATCACGCCTGAATTGATAGAGCCAATTCACAGCCCAGGTAAAAAGTGCCAGCACTATACCCAGCAACACGGCAATATCGTTTAGCGTTAATGCGCCACCAATTGCACTGAGTAGCGATGACAGATAGCTGGCAATGCTGAATCCCTTTTGCGTAGCGGCATCACTGTTTATCAGACTCATTGGCTTTCTCCTGTCGCCAGTTATGTAATGCCTGCCAATCCACATTGCAGCGAATCAGGGAAGCGATAAGCTTGTTGGAGTAGTTATAGAGATCGGGGTTGATTCGCCCCTGATAAACCGGGATTTCGCAGCTGCTCATCAGGGATTCCGGTGGCAGTACATACACTGTCTCTGTGACCGTTACCGTTCGCACAATAGGAGGTGTGCCAGAGCAGCCGGTTAAGCTGAGCAGGAACAGCAGTGACAGCCCAAGCAAGCGCTTCTTCATCTTCTGGATCCTCGAGTAGTTCTTTTGTGGCCTGGTCAACTGCTTCAGCAACAGCATCAGCCACTAAGCGACTTCGCTCCCGTTCACCAAGCAACCGCGCCAGTTGGTCGGCATTACGCCTAAGATCTGCTTTATCTTTCTCAGCCAGCAACAGGCTGGCCGTGACCGAATCCAGATCAGTCTGCAATATGATTTGCTTTGATTCGGCTTTCTCGATGTTGCCATTGAGTGTGGCGACTTCAGCTTTCGAGAAGGACAACGCCACGCCAAGCCCAACGCAGGCCAGGATCAAAACGCCAATCACGTAGAGTTGCGCGCTGCCAACTCCGCCTTTCAGTAATTTCAACATTGGTTAACTCCTGTAGACAAAGTTCGCGCTCAGCGGAGCGGCGCTTTACAAGCCCTGGTAGGATCTCGCCTTTTGCATAGACCCAGCGGCTAAGTTCATTGCAGGCACCAGTGTGATCACCTGCAAGCAGCTTCTTTCGTAGTGTTGACGTTCTGAACGCTTCGGCACCAACGTTATAGATGAACGACAGATAGGCGGCTTTCTCACTGTCAGTTAATTGAACTGGAACCGTGTAGTGGTGCAGTTGCCTGGCAGCAACATCTAAATCATCAGCGAGCTGAGCCAGGCATTGCTGCTCAGTAAAGAACTGGCCCAACTCGAGTTCAGCACCTGTGTGCCCATAGCAGCTAGTGAGAATGCCAACGGGATCCACATAGGTTTCAAGAACGCGGCCCTCATGCTCAGCAATAAAAACGCCACCGGTTAGGGTGGCGCCAGATAAACCTGCAGCAATGAGGAATGTTCTGAGCTTGTTCACGAGGATTCACCTCTTAAACCAATCAGAGCGATTTCATGATCAACTCCTTCTTGATAAACAATTCTCAGGTCGAGCTTTTGAGCCAGAGCGATTTCGGCCTGAGCACCAAAACTGTTTTCGTACCCATCAAGCACATAGAGCTGATCAGCGCACATCAACATGGGCATGCAAATACTCATGTACTCAGGCTCTGTAAGCCCAGGTGGCAGCATCGCTGGATTAAGTACCAAGTGCCCTAGTTCTGATTGCACAGCCGCAGCGATATCAAATGCAGGGCGATTGAAATCTGGCAAACCAGACATGGGCCCGGCAATGTAAACGCGCTTACTTTTACGTGGCATCGAAAGCCCTAAAGTAAAAAAGACCCGCTGAGGGTCTTTGGTGGTTGGCAGTCATTTTTAGCTCTGGCGAGCATGCCATAAACATAGCGATTTTCGGGGGGCAAAAAAAACCCTTTTCTGTCCGTTTTAGTCCTAGATCTGCCCCATTTGATAAAAGCGGTTTGAAAGTTGTGTGTTAACACACAAATAAAAAGCCCGCAGGAAAGGGCGCGGGCTTCGGTTTATTAATGACAGGAGTCTAAATCTGTCACTGAAAGCCTAATACAAAACCAAACGTATGCAAAAGATCGGTGTGATCAAAAAAGGATCTGCAAAGTTGGTGTATCAGCGAACCATGAACCAGGCGAAAACCCATAAGCATTTTTACATTTACAATCAACAGATTGTGATACAGAGAAGGCACCCAGAAAAGGTGCCTATAATCAATGGTTATAAAACAACAACCAACCGCCAAAATTTTTCATATGTAGTGAAGGATTGCGAGTCCCCGCCCCCGCATCACAGACGGCCAGAAGGACCCGCGAATTCTGTTATCAATTTACCTAAATCATCTAAGAGATTGAAACTGAAGCCAATAACTCGCTTAACTTCCGCATTGAAAATCTCAAGATTAATTTGATGGAGTACCCCTTCATCATTTTTGTTACTGCTATAGATTAACAGTCTGGAGCCCATGACGTCGAAATCTTGTAGTTTTTCAATCTGCGTTAAGCCTATATACCCATGGATTTTAGCGGCTTTAACATGATCCATTAGAGCAACATCATTGTAGTATGAAGCAAAATCTTCTTGGTTATGCTTAACTTTAGTCTGAGCTTCAATTATGAAGTCGAGCCTATCGGTAATTGCATCCATACATTTATCTATCCGCTGTATCCTGACAGTTCTATACCAAGATTTATATGTATCGTAAGCAAAACCAACAGCCAGTATTGTTCCCATTGAACCAATCAGATTGAATGTACTAACAAAAGCACTAAACTCCTCATCACTGATAAAAGAAAACATAGATAGCGCGACGACAACACACGCATTAAAAACTATACCAAGAACAAACCACTTAAACCGTTTCATCATCTAACCAACACCATTTCAGCCCGTCTTAACCAAAACAGGAACGTCTTACGGCTATCAAATCCAGCAAGCGCCCAGTTCCCTCTGCAGAAGTAATGTGCCCGAATAGCGCGGCGGCAATCAGTGCCCAGTCTTTCCACTTTCCGGTCATAACGTAGCACGTACGCAGGCGGTTGAATATCCCGCTCACTCACACTAACCATCTGGATTATCGGCTCTTTTAACTTATCGCAAGCGCTGCGGGCGGCATACCCTTTGCCATACTCATGCCTAAGCCACCAATTAGCCCACGCTCGCAATTCAAGGCGGAGCTGCTTCATGTTCATCAGCGCTTCATGCTGCGCATCGTGCTTATGCTGCATCGGCCATCCCTCTTAGGTTGAACAAGTCCAGGGCAAAAATATCAGCACAGATGGCGCAGAGGTCGTCATACGGTACGGGGCTTTGTCCCTTCTCCCAGCGCCGATAGGTTTTGACATTCACCCCGTAGGCGCTTGCCACTTCCTCCTGGGTCATTTGGCGCAATCTCCGACCCATTGCCAGCAGTTTTGCCCCTGATGCTGCCGCCGCTTTTGTCATCCTAAAACGCCCCTTTTCGTGCAATTGCATCCTCTTTTGACAATGATGCAGTGATCATCACAGCCACCCGCTTGCCATCTGACTTTGCCCGTTACCAAGATCTGAATGCGATCTAGGGATTATCTCGGGCGCGATCTGATTAAATCCGCGCTCAATCAAATACTGGTGATACTGCTCAAGTGCCTGGCTCACCCCTGCATTAAGGGATGACTGAACATAGGTACGCAAAAGCACAGGCAGGGAGTGATTGAGCAACAACTCACCAATCACGGTATCAATACCAATCTCAGCAATAATGGTGCGAAAAAGCCGCCTGATATCGTGTGAAGTGAAGTATTTAAAGCGAAGGCCAACAGACCAATCCTGAGCAGTGCGCACAGCAATAGGCGCCTGACCACGGCCGGGGAACAGCCAGGCACGCTTGCCAACATTGGCCAGTTGCCAGCGGCGGTAATGATCAATCAAAGCCCGGGCAGATTTGGTCAACGGCAACCGCAACTCATTACCGTTTTTGGTGTTTGACGGCGGTATCACCCAAACATCGCCGGTGAACTGGTCCCACCGAGCCTGGCGGGTTTCATTGATACGGGTACCAAACATCATCATCAACACAAACAGCATGGCCTGAACCATCACAGTCTCTGATAACAGCTTGAACAGCTCGCCAAGGTCAGAGTCATACAGCCTCGCATCCAGCGCCTTGGGCAGCCTCACACTGGGCTTGAACCCAGCCAGCGGATTGCTATCGAGCAAGCGCAGCCCAGCGGCCGAACTGAACGCCGTCTTCAGCTTACTGACCACCTCCACCACATAGCGAGGCGAATACCCATCAGCCAGCATCGACTTAACCAGCGCACTATCCAAATCACTCCAACTCAGTGATGCCAGCGGCAACTGCCCAGCCCTTGGGATCAAGTGCCTGGTAACTATCGAACGCACATTCCGGCGCCAACTCACACTCATAGTCGTGTTATCCGCCACATGCCCGGCATACCAGGTGACCACATCAGCCACATTCACAAACTGCCCAAACATAACCTCACCCCCGGCAGCTCGCTCGGCCAGAGTGGCCGGCAGCTGCTCCAAAAACGTATCAATACACAGATCCGGCCAAGTGCCCACCTTGCGCCAGCGAGTCACGTTTTGCTCATTGAACACCAGAAAAATACTCGCCTTGGTGCGCTCACCATTGGCCCGCAACCGCACAGTCGGATACTGAGGATCCCGATAATCCCGGGTAACACCGCCACTCAACCAACGGCGCAGCGGCGCCCGCTTCAGCTTGCCAACTTCAACACCGCTCGCCATCAAGCCACCATCCTGTATTCATAGGTTTTGTTCGTACCCTGGCGAATGCGCTTCATCCGCTTTTCGGCGGGTAACTCCCGCCAACGGGCACTCAGAGCTGTTTCGCTATCAAGCGTTCCAAAGCGTTCTCGGCTTAACCGCTGAAGCTCAAACAACGTGTGCCACTTGCCATCATCCAGCATCGCCACCAAGCGTTGCTTCTGGGTTTTCGGTAATTGCTTACTCATCGTTTGCTCCTTTCGTTGTCCGTAGGCCAAACTTCACCCGTAAATCTGCAATGTTCGCTCTTGCTTTATTGGCCGCTGTAGGCCGAGTAACCCTCGTTGGCAGTGCCTTTGGCAGATTAAAATCAATCTCCTCACCATTGGCATAACGGCGGATCAACATGGTGTAATTGCGCTCAAATACCTTGAACGAATCATCTGCTGTGGATGCCCCAAACAGCCAACTCCCGCCAGACTCACGCAACGCCAACCGCACAATGGCATGGCTCCACTTGTGTTTGGCAACATGCGAGTAATGCCGCATAGCTTCACGATACGCCTGCTCAACGCTTGGCAGTCCTAAATCATCGGGTTCCGCATGGCACCAATGGCAAAACTGCAAAGGCGAAGGCCAAAACTGCCGCTTACCATCGCGCTCACAACGGGCACGGTTAATGCCACGCTGCACCACTTCAACGCTGCCAATGCGCTGCGCTACCAAGGTTTTCAACCATTCCGCCTTCATGCTGGGCTCTTGCTCAGGCTTGGGCGCCCCAATCGGAAACAAAATTTTCAGCTTCGCAAACACGCTATCAATCAGCTGCCCGTCAAACTCCGACACCACAGGGCGCGATTGCTGCGCCGACGGCATAAAATCCAACGCCTGAATCGGCTGTGGTTGATGGTTTCGTTGTGTCATATCAGCGGATCTCCATCGTCAAAAACATTGCTGGTCCAGTGCTGCGGTGCCTGGCCACTGGTTGGAACCAGCCCACGGTTTACCGCCCAATCAAACTTGAACCCCTGCCAGCCCTCGCCCAACGTCACTCGCAAGCAGTCATCCACACTCATGCCAGCTGCAACCGCCTTGTGCAGCTCAGGGGCAACGTAATCAACCGCACCTTGCGTCAAGGGCTTCTTAGCCGCTGCGCGAGCCTTCACCCAATCGGCAAATACCTCACCCGATGGCGCCGCAGGCCACTTATCAAAAATAAACTTGTCGCTTGGAGAATTGCGCTTGGCGGGCACGCCAACACGCTCTTGGTTCATTGACTGGTTAAATGACTGGTTCTGAGTACCGTTTTTGGGACTATTCAAAGTACCGTTTTTGGGACTATTTCCTGTCCGTTTTTGGGATGATTCCGTTTTTGGAACCATTCCGCTTTTGGGACTGTTATCACCGGTGCTTATTGGCTGCGAAACATCCACCAAATTCAGACGGTAAATCTTCACCTTGCCCGTTCTGCCGGCACGCTTACCCGTATCGGTTAGCACACCCGCCTCTTGCAGCTTGGCAATGTTGCCAATAATGGTTTTACGGTCCAGGCCTGTGTCTTTCACCAACCGCTCAACCGACGGATAACAGCGGTGATACTCGTCCGCACGGTCAGCCATCGACAACAACAGCAATTTCAAACTCGCAGGCTTAATCGCTAACGACCAAGCCCAATCAGTCGCAGCACGGCTCATAACCCACCCCACATTGCGCAAGGTGTTGAAACTGAGCTACTATCACCACGCAGCTCACTTTCTCCACGAATGTTGTTGCACTCGCCCACCAGTCCGCCAAGATCGAGTGGGCGTTTTACTACCATCAAAAGGAACTTGATATGCCGAAAAATCGCAATGAATACGGCGTTGTAATTGCTATTCACCGCAAAAGGGGCATGGTGGCTGTCAGCATCGAAGGCACCGGCATCACCGTTTTTAATGTGGTTGACTCTTACGACATTGAGCTGAACGATGTTGTTTACGGCCCGTTGGATTACGTTGGTGGTCAAACAATTTTTCATCCCGCCAAAAGGCAAGAAATTCAGATTGTTGTTGAAGCCACCGGCTGCACTGAAAAGAACTTTCGCCATTACATGTCCTCCTGAGTTATCTTGCGCAGTAAGTTGTCGTGCAATAGCTCTAACAACGCACGCCGTTCACCCCAGCGTTTTAAGTGCTCCTCAAGCCCATCGAATGGCTGCACATAACGCTTGCGTAGCATCACCTCATCACAACGGCCTTGCTCCATTTCCAAGTAAGCCAAAAAGTATTCAACTGCCGCAGTGGGCATCGGCAATGCACGCTTCCCAAGCAGCGCCTCATTCACAATGGTTTTTGCCACCGCATCGAACTGCTGTCTCACCGTATGGTGATCAATTTTTGATACCAAAACGTCATACCAACCCACATTAGAAACAGCATTAATTAACGCGCTTTGGATCAAACACTGCATGTGCCTCGCGTAAATCTCATGCGCGTTCATGCCATCAAAGCAACCACCGTCAGATTGCATCGGCACCAAACACAAAGGCTTTTCAGCATCCAAAGCGGCAGGCGTTAACATGGCGTCATGCTGCGCTCGCTGCTCTCCAGTTAAGTGGCTGTTTAGCGCCACAAGACCATCATCATTTTTATTGTCCATGCTCATACGTCACCGCCTTGCGCCAAATTGACGCACATCAATGGCTTGGCTATGATGACCAAGCCTGAACTCAGGTAAGCGCCCGCAGCTGTCACTAAACTAACGCGGGCGCTTCTGTTTTTGTGGCTCATGCTGCCTCCGGTCCATCGTCAGGCAAACGGCAGCCTGCGTCATACAAACGGGCGCAAATGCCGGTAAAGCTGGTTGAGTGAGAACGCGCCGCAATAGCCGCCATTTTGGCTATCTGCTGCTGGCGCTCACTGTCTTGCTGCCGGTGCTTTTGGCGGTTGGCCATAAACTCAAACGCCTCGCGTTCCTCTGCCGTTTCAATGCTGATAACATTGCCTTCGCTCATATCGCCTCCAATCCCAACGTCTTGCGCAACGTAGAGCGCAACACTGCAACAAACTCATGCCAGGCCAGCGCCAACGCTTCACGCTGTTCCATTTCGTCAATCACCCGGTCAAGTTCAAGTGATGCAGCCCTGAATGCGTCTATCGCCAGCCCTCTCTCAATTGAGTTTGCCGGCAGCGGGGCCGCCACTTGATAGGCCACCACTGTCGCGGCATATGCCTTGCCAATCACCGCCAAGGCGCCGCGCGAAAACCCGCAGCGGTTTGCCTCACGCCAGGCACTAACATTTTCAGCCTGCATTTGCGGGTAAATATCGAGTTCAATCAGATCAAGCTCGTCCATGCTTCCTCCTATTAATCCATTCAAAATCATCACGGCAGTCCACATCACAAAAACGGGCCTCAGCGGCAACCGGAGTACTGCAATACAAACAGCGGCCGGTGCTTGCAGCTGTCTGCACTACCTTCCTTGCTTGGGCTATTGCCAGGTTGTCAAACAGCTCAGTTACCCGCTGGGCTTCGTCTGCTTCGTTACTCATTGGCGGTGGCTCTGCCAGCGCGAAGGAAAGAAAACTCGGCTTCCAGCAATTGAATACTGGCCTCAGTCGTCGCCCGCGATTCCCTCAGCTCACGGTGGCACTGAACAACCTGCTCGCGGGTCGGCTGCGAGCCCAGGGTAATAACCGCAATCTGGGCTTCACTGTTTTCCTTGGTGAGAATTGCCGCCACCCTGCCCGGCTCCAACTGCCCGCCAACAAGGCCAGAGTCCTCCACTACCGTTACCCCTATCGGGCCATACACATCATTGAGGTAAGCCATACGCAAATGCGTAGGCATAGCGGCAAGCAAAGCTTGCTCTACATGGAACAAGCGTTCCGGGTTTGGGTGGCACTCTTGATACTGGCCCAGCCAGCGGAAGATCTTCTGGGCATTGATCCTGGCATCGTTGTAAGGGTCGTCGGTCCGCGCAAAGCTTATCCCCTCTCTGGCCAGTGGCTGTTTCAGGCCCAGGCGATCAACAACCTCCACAACACTGGCCGCCAATGACGCACGACTCACCTTCGGCAACTCCAACCAGCGGTGAATGGCAACCATTAGCAGGTCAAGGCGTGATTTGTGTTTCATGGCGAAACTCCCTTTTAGAGATACGGTGATTAGGCGGCTTGATTGAGCTGCAATTGAACCAACAACGGATCGTTTGCTTTCAAAGCACCATTAGTAATCTTCTCCAAAAGAAGAGCTTGTAAGCGCGGAACGTTCTCGCCCCATTGCGAAACTGACGCCTGAGAGATGTGTAAGGTTTGTGCTAGTTTTTTGCGACCAGCCTTGTCATCACCACCAAAGTGGTTAATCGCATCCAGTGTTTTCATAAACAAGCCTCGACTTAGGTTTTCTTAAACTTAAATCTTCGGAAAACCTAAGTCAACTTGATTTAAGATAACTTAAACGCTCCATTGAGCACAAAAAGGTGAAATCAAATGCAGACACTGGGAACTCGGATCAGATTAGCAAGAAAAAACGCCAAGCTGACGCAAGTACAACTTGCTAAAAAGATGGGTGTTTCTGGACCGACAGTCTCTCAATGGGAATCAGATGACTTCGCACCGAAAAACATGCTTCTGCTTGCAGAGTGTTTACATACCAGCACTGATTGGTTGCTGTATGGTGTAGAGCAAGATAACAAACCCAAAGCAGATGGTTCATTTGAAGGTAAGCTCAGCACTTGGGATGACAAAACACCACTAGATGCAGATGAAGTTGAAGTCCCCTTCTACACTGAAGTTAACCTCTCGGCGGGTAATGGCTTTATTGCAGATGTGGAGAACCACGGCCCCAAATTACGCTTTTCAAAGTCTACTCTACGCAGCCAAGGGGTCGAGCATGAAGCGGTGGCTTGCGTAAAAGTGTCAGGCAACAGCATGGAGCCAGTGCTACCAAACGGAAGCACTGTGGGCATTGATACCGCCAACAAAACAATTGTCGATGGAAAAATGTACGCCCTTAATCACGATGGCATGTTACGAGTTAAACTGCTATATACCCTACCAGGTAACGGCTTACGCCTGCGCAGCTATAACCAAGATGAATATCCCGATGAAAGCTATAACGGCGATCAAGCTAAAGTGATTACCGTTATCGGCCGAGTGTTTTGGTATTCTGTTTTGATATAAGTATAGAAATAGTATTTAAAAACCATTATTAAGCTGAACAAATATACCTTGCGTTGATTTACAGTATTTTCGGAAATCATCCTTATTCAGAAGAATTTCGTCCAGTAATTTTCTTTCTACTTTATCTTGCTTTTCACTGACTTTTTCCAGCAAATGAGTAATTAGTCTCTTAAAAGAGATTTCCCCCTGAGGATGTATATAGTCAGGT